CTCGTTGATCGCCACCCGCGCCCGCCTGCCAGTGTTGGGATCGACCGCCATCGCGTAGACGAGGACAGCCACCTTACGCAGTTCGCGGGGGTCGCCGAGCGTCACCTGCAACACAGGATTGCGGTTGCCTTCGATGCTGGCAACCCGTGTCCAGGCAGCATCATTTTCGCTGGTGGGGATAGTCGCCGCAGCCAAATTGCTGACCAGCACAACTAGATGCTCCATCGCGGGTACCCCTTCCATGCGCGAGATGGTCAGCCCTGCAACGCGGGGCATCTGCTGCTGGTGGTAGGTGCTGGCTGGGTATGCGTCTGGTAGCATCGGGATCAACGTCTCGCCAGCAGCGTGCGCGATGGCTGCACTGAGCGGGCTGATCCCTGGCGGTGGCGTGTTGCGCGTAATGAAGATGCTCTGCCCCTCGACGCGCTCGACGCGCACATATTCTTGCGTGCCGATCAGCAGGTAGCCGGGCATCAAGGTGTAACCACCACTAAAGTTACGCCAGGGTACGGCGAGGGGTACCAGCCCAGTGTCGCCGATAAGCTCAATGCTGGTATCCCCTATCGCCACATTGCTCGCCAGCGTGGGATAGGCGAGCGCGGGAAAGGTGAGCATCAAGGTCTCGCTATTACTACCTTGTGTAAGTCGGGTGAGGGTGGGCGTGGTATCCACTGCGAAACTACCACTCAGCCCAGGCGTGCGCCGCCAGCCCTGGGTAGCATTGCTGGGGTAGCCGCTTGCGGTAGAGATGGTGGTAGCGTCTTGTGGTACTGCTGCCAGCAAGGTAACAGTGCGCGTGCCGTTTACGCAGCCAGCGTCCCCCGGCTCACACCGTTGCACCTGGGTGTAAGCGGCTTCGTAGAGGCGGAACGTGTTGTAGCCAGTGCCACTCTGTGGCCTGCTGTCGAACCACACCCCCGGATAGTCGGTGCCGGTTTCTACCACCACAGCACCCGACAAGTTAAAGCGCGTTTCTAGCTCGGCCCGCGACGGGGTGATCACGATGGGTTGCAGGCCATTGGCCTGCGCAATGCCATAGCGGGCGAGGTTGATATCCCCCAGGGTCACCCCATCTTTGTCTTTTACCTCGAGATGCAAGTCGCCGTAACCTACACTGAGCAGGCCCGCAATCACGGGGCGCACGTTAAGCTGATTGTTGTAGGTGGCAGCTAGGCGCGCGCCGCTGACAACTTGCACGGCGGCAAAGTCGATGCTCGTGATGCTATAGTCGATGCTGCCCGTTGCATCCAACCCTGTCCAGGCATCCATCTGCATTGACATCCATAGAGCTGTGGCGTTGGTGCCGTCGGTTGCCCCTGGAATATCCTGGTTGCATTCTTGCCAATCCCCCGTCAGCCTAGCATACTTCCACTCCCCATCCCCAGGTCGGTAGCGGTAGTAATGCGGCTGGCCGTCTCCTGGCAAGGTCGCCTTAAAGATGATGCGAAAGTGGTGTGGCAAGGTAGGGTAGGCCAGCCTGGTGTTATGGTTTCGATCCATAATCACCTTGATATGGCAGTGATTGGGGTTGGATGTCGAGCGCAGCACTTTGACGCTGGTACCAGCCGGGCCGATCACGGTCGGTAGGCTCCATTGATTGCCGTTGCGGTGGATTGCCCCCAGTTCGAGCAGGTTCGTGTACCCTGCTGGGTTACCCCAGTTGAAGCTATAATCCTGCGTCCAGTTCATCGAGCGGCAAGGGACTATTACGAGGGCTTGCGGCACGTTGTCGCCAGGCCCGACGGCGTGAGTGAACACGCGATCAATTACTACGTCCACGTCGTTGCGGGGGGAGTAGTAATCAGTCACGCCCGCCGCCGTTGCTGCGAGATAGGCAGAGGCCAGCAGGCCGTCCCTTACCGAGTTCGGCCCCACATCCAAACTGGTCAGCCCCTCCTGCACAATCGCGGCCTCTGGGAACATCAGGGTGCTGGTGGCGGTCGCCTGCGCGTCCTTCGCAAGGTTGCTGTTGTAGCGGCGCGATGGCACGTTGGCCTTCGCCATTAGTTCAGCGTCCGACTCCGCCCGCACGTCGAAGGGGGTGGAGAGGCCGTCGGGCGCGATGTCGAGGCCAGCCGTCAGGTAGCCGTAATAACAGTCCAACCAGCCGCTATCCGTGCCACCACCGCTTACCCACCGTTTTATCAATACTCGGCGGCTCTGGTGATAGAGGCCACTGTCGAAACGATTCATCTTGAAGTTAGCAATGGTGCCATGCTCTTGATGATCTATCGTGACAGTGGTAGATATATCCTCGGTCACGTCGATCCAGTCCGTCCCTACGCCCACTGCCAGGTTGCTAGTGGGATTGATAGAAGAACTGTCGAACGGCACTTCGAGCGACAAGCCAACGTACACCCGGATGTCGAGGCCGGGGTCGTAGCATTGGCTGCGTGTGATCTGGTCGTCGAGCAGGGTCATACCACTCTCCTCGTCATGCGATAAAAGTCGAGCGTGAGGCTGTAAGCACCCTCGCTGCGTGCTACCTCGCCCAGCTTTGCGGCTCGCATCAGGCCGTCCCAGTAGCAGTAAGCGAACTGGCGACCGTCGGGGGCGGTCACGCTGGCGAAAGGGTCGAGACCGAACACGGTCACCGCCCCGCCGGGGCCTAGATAGTCCCAGAGGGCGGCGGTCAGCAGAGTGGGCGCGCCGCCGCTGGGTAGGTCGATAGTTGCACCAAATTGGCGCAACATCCCATTGAGGTCGGTGGTGCCTATCTTACGAGCGTACTTCTCCATCCCTGACCCTGTCGTGTCAACGGTGGGCATAAGCCCTGGTGGGGTTTGCTTTGCCAGGGTGTCATAGGCGATTATTGTGATTGGCAGCCAGTAGGGATCGACAGCGACGCGGCCCGCGCCTTGAGCTACTGCGAATTGCAACGTGCTTAGTTGGCTGTTGATGGTCACTAGTGCCATAATATTCCCCTCACGTCCTTGCTGATCACGGTGATCACATGGGCGGTGATTTTGTCTTTCATGTCGGAGTTGTAGTCGTCGCTCATCCCCGATACTGCAACCTTCAGGTCGTATTCGTGGCGCGTGGTAGACACCCCGCCCGCCTGCCCACCGGCTGGCTGGCTGGCTGGTGGGGTATTGGCAGCAGCACCACCATACTGATTGCTGGCAGCCTGCCCGCTGCTCCTCGCCCTTGCCTGCTCTACCTGTTGCTGACCAACTGCCCAGTTGCCCATCTGGGAACTGACTGGCATGGGTTGCAGGTCGTAAGTGGGGCTGTCCAGCACCGGCAGCGGAGCCTTTAGCATTTGCTCGATCATAGTCTGCATAGCGGTGGCTGCCGCCCCCTGCTGACCGGTGATGCCTGCGATCACGCCCTGGGCGAGCGGGGTGCCAACCTCTCGCTCCATCAAGCGCGAGGGTGAGTGTATCTCGGCATGGTCTTTGGCCGCCTTGACCGCAGCATCTACTATGCCAGTCACGCTCTTGACTATCCCGCCTACCCAGCCGCCAATACCTGCATTGATACCAGCCCCCAGTGCATCGCCAATGTCGTGACCAGCCCCCGCCGAACTGGTGCCGACCTTGTCCGTGCCGAGCTTGATTGCCTTGTCCAGTGCGGTGCCGAAGCTGGCGAAGGGGGTGCCGCCAAATACAAAGTTGAAGCCATCCCTGACGTTGGTTGCCATGCCACCCGTGACTGTCGAGGAGCCAGCCGTCGTACCCAGCGCACTGTTGGCGGTGCCGATCATGTTGTCCAGCGCGGTGCCGAAGCTGGCGGTCAGCGGGTTGCTACTGAACAAAGAGGTGAAGGGGTGGACTATGGCGGTTGCTCTAGTCGTGCCGAAAGTCGAGCCGGTCGCACCATAGCCGATAGCCTGGTCTGCCGCCCCAGTCATGCTCTGCATCGCGATTGTCATCGGCAGGGTGAAGGGCAAAGTCTTGAACAGGTTCAGCAGCGGATTACTGGCTGCGGTCGCCACCCCACTGCTGGCAGTCTGCACCTCGCCCTGCTTGCCCCCGATGCCGGTCGCCACACTGCCACCGTACCCCGCTCCCTGGGCGAGGCCGAGAGTAGGGGCGAGCTTGGCGGCGAACTCGCCTGCCGCAGCATTAGCGACGGTCTGCGCCGCTGACTTGACTGAGGGGTTGGTGGAGTTGAGACCGTCGGCTATGCCCACCCCTATCTCGCTGAGGTAGGCAGCCGCCTTACGCACGTCCTCCCTGCCAGCCGTGAAACCTTCCTTCATACCCGTCGGTACGGCATTGCCACCCTTGTAGCCAGTCTGGTACAAGAAGGCCGCATCTTGGTCAGGCAGACCGATAGCCTTGAGCAGCGGCTGCAACTCGGCCACAGCCTGGCTGGTGTCCTTGCCCTGCAAGCTCAAGTTCCTCAACGCTTCATTAAGCTCTTTGAAGCGTTCGGGATTGACATTTTGCAGCGCATTCAGCCGCTCAGTGGTCTTGGGGTCAAGCACTTCCTGACCGACGCTCTGCGCCAATGCACGAGAACCATCGTTGGTGGGGATCGCCCCCAGTGCCTTGCGGCTGTCACGGTCAAAGTCGGCTTGGCTGGGGGCGTTGGCTCCAACCGAAGCCTTGAGCCTTACGAGTTCCTCGTTCTTAAGATCGTTGGCAAGCCGGTCGCCCTGAGCGTCGAGGTCGTGAACCGCCGCCAACTTCGCCTGGTTGATCGCTGCCGCCCGCTTGATCGCTGCCTGGTCGGCCTCGTATTTGCTATCGTCGGCCCGCTCGCCACTGGCAAAGCTAGCTTGCTGGCTACCGATCTGGCCCGCACGTTGCATACTCTCTATGGTAATGCCCGCTGCGTCGCTGGCCCCCTTCTTCAGAGCAGCAGCCGCCTGGTTGTACGCCTCTGGCACAGTCAGCGCATCGCTCTGTGCCTGCTTCAGGGCCGTACTCCACACGGTTCGCTGGCTGGTCAGGTTGGCAATGATCGTCTTGTGGGTGGCATCCAAGTCGGCCTTAGCGCGATCCAGCATATTGATCGCGCCAGTGTTGCCGATAGCCTGCGCTGCTTCTCTCTGTTGGCGCAGGCTATCGGCCTTGCCTGCATAGCTGGCATTCTCTACGTCCTCTTTACCAGCAATCTTGTCTATCTCCTGCGTGAGAGGCTTGTACTCCTCCTTTGCGGCTGCTGCTTTGGCTTTGGCACTGGTGGCCTGCTTGGTGGCGGCAGCCGCAGCCGCAGCAACGGCGGCAGCTTGCTGGTTGATCGCATCGACGACCTTGTTCTCTACCGCCAGCCTGCTGTTGGCTATCGCTAGCACTTCTTGCTTCTGGGTCTTGATCGCTCCCAGCTTGTTGATCTGTACGTCGATGGCCTTGTTGGTAAGCGTCTCGCTCTCGGTGAAACTCTTGCGATCTGCATCCAACTGCTTGATCACATCATCGAACGGCTTCACTGCCGCTGTTCTGCGGGCCGTGATATCAGCCATGCCCGCCTGATTTTGGGCTTGTTGTTCCTTCAGCGTAGTCAGGGTACGATTTTCAAGGTCGTATTTGTACTGCGCGTTCGCCTGCGCCCGTGCTGCATCCTTCTCGGCTTGCTCGGCGGCAGCCCTTGCCGGTTCGAGGCTATCACGCTGGGCCTGCGCCCCCTGCTTGATCGCAAGCTCTTGATCCTTGTAGCCCAGGTTGGTCGCCTTGACCTCAAGCTGCTGATCTTTGATCGGTTGGAGCTTGTCTTCCTCGGCTGCCTTGATGTCCGCGACCGCATCACGATCAATGTCCATCTGGTTGCGGATGTTGGTCAGGCGTTGATCGTGAGCTTCACGCTCGGCGGCTTGGCGGTCTTTGGCCGCCTTCAACGCGTCCTTGTCCCCACTGGCTTGGGCCGCGTTGACCGCTTCCTGCAACTGCTTCTTCTCGACGTTCCACGCCTTGTTTTCTTCCCGCTCCAACTTCTGGTCGCCGCGCACAACTTTGTTGGCGAACCGGCTGTCCAGGTCGGCCTGGGCCGTAATCTGTTGCGTCTGCAAGTCCAGGTTAGCGAGTATGTTACCCTGTACTTCTTCTTTAGCCTTCAACTGGGCAAGGTCACGGCCTTCAGCCTCATTGATGTCGCCAAGCTCGTCCTTGATCTTGGTGTAATTGTACTTAGCATCGGTCAGATGGCCGTTCGCTTCCTCAAGCGCGCGCTTGAGGGGCTGCATCTTTTCTGCTTGCTCCGTGAGCTGCTCCGTGATGCGCTCCTGAAACCCAGCCGCTACACCGAGCAACGCATTGTATGGTGCCGCCGCCTCAATCTTTAGCTGCTCTTGCTGTGCTATCTTGTTGTTTGTGCTTACAATCTGTTCTTCAAGATATGCGTCGATCCCTGCCTTGTCTTGCTGCAACTGGGTAATTCGCATCTCTACCTGTTCGAGTTGCAGGTAGGCCGTGACAACTTCGCCGACCAGCTTGCCCGACTCGCCCAGCTTGGCGTTGATGCGGCCTACCACCGCGTCGGTGATGTCGCCACCCTGCCGCATGGCCTCGATTGCCTGCGTCACATCGCTCTGCACACCGAAGACGCTGGCGAGGATGGAGCTATCCGAAGCCTTTGGCCCCATGATCGTGCGGAAGCGGCTGGTAATGGCACTACCGAGTTGGTCAACGAACGAGATGTCGGCACTGCTAATCCCCTTGCCGTACTCCTCGATCAGCTTGCGGCCCGCTTCAGTCACGCCTGGGAAGAACTTTGGTGGCGAGTGTGGCATCATCAGGTCGCTGATCATGCCGCCCACGCCCATGATCGCGTCGCCCAGGATCGGGATGGAGCTGATCACCCCCTTGACGAAGTTGCCGATCAGGTCGCCACCCCACTTGATCGCCTGTGCGCCGAGGTCGACGAAGAAATTGACGATGCTATCGCTAGCCGACTTGAGCGCGCCGCCGATCATGCTGCCGAGGCCACCAATTGCGCCGAGTATCTTGCCCGGTAGGTCGACGAAGAAGCCGATCACGTCCACGCCCGCCCCTTGCAGGAGAACGAACGCGCCGATGATCAGGCCGACCGCGATCACCACCGGGCTGGCGATAGCTGCGATGGCGGTGCCAGCCACCCCCGCCACCGTTGCGATTGCCCCTAGCCCAGGGAGGATCACCGCTACTGCGCCGCCAATGAGCAGCAGGCCGCCAGCGAGGGCGGTGCCTACCACGATCAAGGTCTGGATCGGCCCCGGCAACTGCTGGAAAGCCCCGGCCATGCCCTTGACGAAGCCAGCCACCGAGACTATAGCCGGGGCTAGCACTGCGCCTATTTCCTGCGCCGCCACACTGACGGCGGCCTTCGCCTGGTCAATGGCAAACTGCGCCGACTTGGTCTGCTCCGCCAGCGCGTTGTTGGCCGCCCCACCGTTGGCCGAAGCGGTTGCCATCTTGTCAAGCTCTGCGGTGAAGCTCTGCGTGCCGCTGGCCGCCAGACCAGCCGCCCCCTGCACCGCTTGCAGGTCGCCGAGCATAGCCGCAACCTTTGATTCGTTGGTCTGGTACTGCTTGGCGAGGAAGCTGAGCGCGCCAGCCAACCCCTCGGTCTTGAGCAGCATCACGCCGCTCTCGTAGCCCGCTTGCTTCAAGGCGGCTGCCATGTCGGTGTTCGGCTTAACCAGAGCCGAGATGATCGCGTTGACCTGGGTAAAGGCCGCGCCACTCGATACCCCCTTCTGGGTCAGGTTGGCAACCGCCGCGCCCAGTTCTTCTATAGACACACCAGTGGACGATGCTATTGGCGCGACGGTGCCAATGCCTGCGCTGAACTGCTGATAGGTAACAACGCCGTCGGCCACCGTCTGGAAGGCGACGTTGTTGACGCGGGCAAGGTCGTCAGTGGACAGCTTGACCCGATCCACCCCACTGCTGTAGGCGTTGAGCACGGCGGTCAACGCGCCCGCCGCCGTGTCAACGGTAGTGAGACCAGCCGCCGCGCCCTTGCTGGCTTCGCCCAGGAAGCTCATCGCCTGCGAAGCTGGCACGCCTGCTGAGATGATGTTGTAAAGGGCGTTGACGAGGTCGGTGGGGGACTTGCCCATCTGCTGGGCTAGCTGGTTGATCTGGGCGGTCAGTTCCCCCGCCTGCGCCCGCAGTTGTGGCGCGATGCTGAAGATGTTGTTGAGGCCAGTATCGAACTCTACGAACGCTGCCGCTGCCGACTTGAGGCCCCCCGCGATGACCGCCCCGCTAGCCCCCAGCGTAACGGCAGCCGCCACCCAGTCGCCACTGGCTTTGGTGGCCGAGGCACTGATCGAGCCAGCCAGGGTCTTGGCTTGCGCGTCCACTTTGGCGATCTCGCCGCCAAAGCCCTGCACCCCGCTGCCAGCCGCCGCCCATGCACCATCCACCTGCGACGAGTAACCTTGCACCTTCTGCACGAAACCACGCATGGCCGACTCAACCTGGGCGATTGAGCCTTTGTCTGTAACCTCTATTACAAACGTTGAGCGGATTTCATCAGCCATCGGTTAGCCTCGTGTGCGGGCGTACATTCTTGCTTCCTGCTCGGCCCTGGCCCTGCGCTTCTCGGCGGGGCTGAGTTCTATCTGCATCACTTCGCGGTAGACCCATTCATAATCGTTGACAGGGTTGCCCTCTTCGTCCCGCTCACTCATGCGCTCGTCAATCTCGCCTTGCAAGCCCTCGCCCGCCAACATGATCGCATCGTCTACGCAGTAGGCTGTGTATGGGCTGGCGGTTGCTTCGGTGGCCCCTAGTAGCAAGTCGCTGGGCGACCGTCGGGTCGATTGGCTGAGGCGGTAGAGACGATAGAGTTCTTGCCTGCTTGCCTTAGCGAAAGTAGAGCATGATCCGATCAATGTCGGTCTGGAGCAAAGCGTTGATCTTGTTGATGGCGTGGGCGGGTAGCAAGCTGAGGGGCAACTCATCAGCAGTGGCAGCCGGGGCATCGGGGTCACGGTCGTCGTACAGCCCGCTGTATTCGCGGCCATCCAACCCCTTGATCGACTTCACCGCAGCGATGGCGAAGCTATAAGCCATGTTTACGTCCTCGGTCGCTTGCTGCTCCAGAAGTGCGCGCAATTCTACCTCAACCTCAGCCGTGTCCAGCTTCTGCTCCTTGCGGCGTTGCAGCCGCTTACCAGCCTTGTCCAGCGAGACGATCAGGTTGGCAAGGGGGTTGGGGATGGTGCCGTTGTGAGCCATCATCAGCGGGGTGGCCCGCTCGATGGTAAAGATTAGCTCTGTATCCTCCTCGAAGTAGCGGTACTGGTTGGTATGTCCAGCTACACGCTGAAGCGGCATATAGACCGCTCCCTCAAACTGCCAGTTACCACTACCCTTACCACCAACCTCGACCAGTTGCCCTCCTACCTTTACATCCTTGAAGCCCTTGAGTGGGTTGACCACTTGTTCCTGTTCGTCCACGTTCATCTTCTCCTCTTGCTACCCTCCCCGAAGGGAGGGTCGTTTGCTTGCTGTAGGTATGTAGGCTAGTCCCTAGCTCGGCGTAGTCGCCAGTTCGGTCAGGTTGGGGGCAGCGGTGGGGTCAAGGGCGGTGAGGCCCGCCTCAACAGCGACCGTGCGTAGGAACATGGCATCGGGGGTCTTGTCTGGCTCGATAGCAAAGTCCAACTTTCGGACAGTTCCAAACTTCATGTATTCTGCCATCACTTCAGGCAGGTTAACGCAACGGCCCTTGTAGAAGCCGTACATGGTGCTGCCTTTCTCGTCGTCTTGGGCCATCAGTACCAAGCAGATGGTCGGGGCCTTCTGTCCGCGATAGTTGCCAGACAAAGCCTTGCGTGCTGGCGCGGTACCCGCCACGCGAAAGAGCTTGCCAGTGACGAAGGAGAGCCAAGCATCGTTGACCGCGCCTTCCATCTCAAGCGTAATCATCTCGCCTTCGACGCGGGCAGAGTTGCGCTCAAGTGCGTCGTTGCCGTAGATTTCATTGTTCTTACTTGTGGTCTTGTGCGTGGCCTTCTTGACGGAGGGGCCGAGCATACCAGGGACGCTGGCGGCTTGCACGTAGGCACCACCAGGGTTCAGGTAGGCGGTGCAAGAGGCGAAGCCGAAGGGGTAGAGACTGAAGTCAATCGGGGCGGGGTTAGCCATTGTTTTGCTCCTTTGCCGGTTCTACGCCCGGCTGTTCAGTGTCGCTAGCCTTACGGCCCTTCAGACTGGGCTGGGCGGCGGCAACAGGTACGATCTCGAACTCGTCAGCGTGGGGGCCGTTCAACAGTTCTTGGGCGGCCTCGTTGGTCATGGTTACGGTGTGGGCGGTGGCCTGGTCGAAGACGTGGGTCTGACCGCCTGCCTCAATGGTGCGACGATTACTGTACAGGTACTTGACATCTTGCATTAGCTTATTCTCCTTGTTACTACTTGCCAGCGCGACACTACCAGGCTGGCAAACTGTAGCGATTGCTCGATAGCGGCGGGTTCGTCAGGCATCTTCATTGGCGACTGGCAGGTATAGTTACTGGTGTTAGGCAGCCTGCCTGCCTGTAGGACGCGCTCGACGTGCGTAACTGCCACACTGACCACCTCGTAGCCTGGGCCTGGTTGGTAGAGATAGACGCTGAAGGTGCGGGCCAGCACCCCCATCACGTCGGCCTGGAACTGATCCTCAATGATCGGTGGCCCTGGCACGATCACCGCTAGCGGCTTGAGCTGGCCCCTGCCCGCATCGTCGCGCACACTTGCCATATTCTCAAGCGGCTGGCGGGTCGTCCACACCCCACCAGTGAGGATCGCCATTAGCTGGCTATCAGCCTCAAGGCGTTGCTTGACTGCTTGCTCGACGGTGGCGGGGGCTGTCATTTGGGCGTGATCCTCGCTATTCTTGCTTTGGTTGCGCCGAGGGCGCGGTCGCGGGCTGGCTTCAAAAAGGTGAAGCGGTTGCCCCAGCCGTTCTCTACCCGCCAGGGGTAGTAGTAGCCACGAGGCGACCGTGCTGCTTTGCCCACATACACACCGAACTCCACCGTCTTGTCGTCTACCCGCATCACTGTAGGCATGGTATTCTGCTCAAGCAGGCCGCTGCGGTTGGTATAGGGATGGTTTCGCTGGGCATCAGTAGCCATCGCCTGGACCAATTCGCCGCCTGCTTGTTGCACCTGGTCAGATGTACGCTTCGGCATACCCCGCAACCTTGCGAAGTAGCCGTCGAGGTTGGGTGTGTCGTAAGGCACGCTTAGTAGCTCCTAACGCTGTATTCGCGGTAGCGACCGCCACCCAGCATCATCCCTGGCCCTACTACCTGCCACTGAGTGTTATCGCTACGGATGATGATGTCGTTGTCGTGCAAGTCCACGTCTGGCAAGCAGAGCAGCCTCAACACGCCGTTGGCCACCTCACCCGCTATCGTGTCCTGCTCACCACCACGCCCACGAAAGCTGGCAAGGTGGACTCGCAGGGTGCCACTGCTACGCTGCAAGGTAACGTTCTCGCCTGCCTGCCCCCTGAGTAGGTCGAGTATGCTCATCCCCACCACCGCCTTATGAACGCCGCACCACCGTCACGGTCAGCGGTAGCGGTGTCGTAGGGCGAGGCCAGTTGCATCCCCACTGGCGGGGGCGAAGCAAAGCCGCTAATCGCCCCGATCTCGCTGGCGACTTGAGCCAGCAAGCTGGCCCGCTTCTCCTCAATGCTGAGTGCCGACTTGCCCCTGCTGTAGCGGTAGTCGCCAAACTGTTCGCTCTCGTAGGTGCTGGTCGCGGTCTGGGCCATCGCGTTAATGGCTGTCTGTGCCACCACTGCCAACTTCAGGTGGATGAGATCGTCACCCACAAGGGTTGCCCAGTTTGGCACCCAGCCCTTGATCTGAAGCTCGGCGGCAGGGTGGAAGGGCAACAGGTCAAGCGTCGTGGTCGGTAGCTGCTGGGATGTTACCCCCAGCAGCCCCCGCACACTGTCATAGTCGGCTGAAGTGATGATGTCGCTCAACGCTGCTGCCCTCCTACCTTTAGATCAGTTTGCCGTTCTGCTCACAGCGCACCAGTTCGCTGGTGGTGAGCTTGTCCTTGATGCGCTCATTCCCACCGTAGACAAGCACAACCCGCCCTGGGCAGATCACAATCTCGTTGTACGCATAAGGTGCTTCTCCGACTGGTTGCGCCCAGGCAAGCTGGGGCTTGTAGTCGTCGCTCACCTTCTTGGTTGGTTGGCCCTGTTCGTTGAGGCTGTTGGGGTCGTTCGGCTGCATCAGCGGGTGCAACTGATCTTCGCTGGTGATGGTGATCTGCTTTGTGACCTTGACGAAGATGCAATCCTTCGGGGTGGTTGCCTGCTTAACCTCTGGCTTCGGGGTGGTTGCCTGCTCAACCTCTGGCTTCGGGGTGGTTGCCTGCTCAACCTCTGGCTTCGGGGTGATTTGGTTGTCTGTCATTGTCATGCTCCTTCTTCGTTATGAACTAAGCACCAAGATTGACGACGAGGATAGCCCCAGGATGCCACACGCCAGTGGCGATACTCTCCGTCATGTAGATGCGCTCCATCTGGTTGGACATGACACGTTCGCGCTCCTGTATCTTGCCACCCTGCTCCACACCCTCGATAATGCCCCAGCGCGAGGACATCAAGACGACGGTGTTAGCTGGTACGGTGGACATAGGGATCATGTGGAGCGGGCTGAACGCACCTGCTTCGCGCACGAAGGCCACATTCTGGGGCGAGTTAGGGCCAGCGGGCAGGTTGACAAAGGGGCTGAACCCATTAGGCAGCCCTGTCATGTTGAGCAGGATGGCGAGGCTAGCCTCGTTGCCCACTACTACGTCCCAGTCGTACCATCCATTGTTGGTGTGACCGCGCGTCATCATGGCATTGTAGGCTTTGGCGGTGAAGTTACCCGCAGTAGTAGCTGGATCAAGGGTAGTGAGATTGACGCTGGTGGCCGCGCCAGTGCTACCGCCGTACTGGGTATCACCGTTGATGGCAACATCCACAGCAGCGTGGGCACGGTCAAGCTGTGATTGCATCTCCACCAGCTGCACTTCCAGGCCAAACGCCTCGACAGTAAAAGTGCTGCGACGCAGGGCGTTGTAGCTGGCTTCCAGCCCCTTGCCATAGACAAAGGGACGGATCGCCTTAGTGTTGAAGGGCATAGTGACAAGCGGGATTTCGCTACCTTCTGCAATGCGGAACATCTGCCGATCACTCTGCGAGGGGTTGAACACTGGCACCTGGAAGCCAGTACCAGTGAACGGTACCTGCAACCCCACCACGTTGGCTAGGAAGTTAGGGCCGAGCGGGGCGATCACCGTCTGCTGTACCGCTACATACTCTTGGAAGAGGGCGTAGTTGACAGTGGCGTTCTCGCTGTCCAAGAACTCACGAATGTGGCTTGACCAGATGCCACGATCAGGGATGCTGCGGGTCTTGATGCCGAGACCCATCAGGGTAAACTCAAGCCCACTGAGAGCCGTGCCATTAGGTAGCTTGCGCTCAGGGTACTGATCAATCGGGAACTGGCGTTCTAGCCACGCACTGATGCTGCCGCCTTGCTCATTCTGGTCGTTGGTTTCAGCAATCGCGCGACGAAAGAAGCTCACGGCTTGCTGAGGGTTCTTGTAACCCGCGATCATTTCCTTCGGGAACACGCGCGTGTTGTTGATAAGTGCAGTTTCCATTTCTTGCTCCTTGCGGGTGCGCCCGCTCCTTTAGATGAGGACTTCGACGGTGCCAGCAGTGGTGTCTTTGCTGACGACCTTGCCGCGTGCCTTGCTGGTGGTGTCGGTCTTAGCAAGACCGTACTCGTCACAGACGACCGCATCGCCGACGTTGACGGTGTTGGTAACGGTGCCGTTGGTGTAAGGGACGAAGATGTTGGGGCCAACCAGCACGGTACAACGCTGGTCTCTCTCGATTAGTTCAAGCCGACCGACTAGCACGCCAGTGGTGGTGGCAGCGGGCAGACCGACGGTGCCGCTAGTAAGGGCAGCGACCGCGTAGCCGTACTTGGCTGTGCCATGATTGAAGGGCGCGCCTGGGCCACCCCCTGCGGTGAAAGGCAAGGTGGTGCTATCGGCGACGAACGTCTCACGCAGTGGCTTGACCGTCTGGCGGGAAGCCTGGTTACGAGGATTAGCCATGTTGATCTCCTTTAGCGGCGGGAGCCGCTCACTTGATACGCCTCAAGAGGCGTGTTGTTTGGCTTGGTCGGATGGGGCAATTCTTGCGGCGTGTCGGCAGTCTGCCGTTTGCCTGCCTGCCCTGCGGGGTCAAGGTTGCGCTTGGCCGCCTCGTCGCAGTTCGTGGTGAATTGCTCAAGCTCATTGATCGTCAGTCGCTTGAGGAAGTCAGGAGCAGGGGCGTTGAAGGCCCGCACGTGCGCCTCACCTGCCTCTTGCAACAGGCGACCCATGTAAGCGTCACCCTGCTTGGCACGGTTCTCAAGCTCACGCAGGTTCGTGGTAAGGTCGCCGTCGCCGACGATTGACCGCACGCCTGCAAGTTGGTTGGTCAGGTCACTCAGTTGCCGCTTGAGAGCAGTCGCCTGCTCCATTGCCTGCGCTCTGGTCTCTACCTTCGCACCGAAGGCGTTGGTCAGCACACCGTTGTAGGCGGCTTCGGCAACCTTGGTCTGCTGCTGGGTGGATGCCCCCAGCAGGGCCATGATCGTGTTGATTGCGTTGCTGACCGTCCAGTATTGTTCGGCCACTTCGTCAAGGGCTTGCTTGGTGCCGGTCAGCTGGGCCAGCACGGTTGCTAGCTGCGACTGCGCCTCACCGTCCAGTTGCGCCATCATCCGTTCTTGCACCCCCTTGACGATCAGAGGGATCGGGTTAGGGTTGGTAGTTGCCTCCGGCTGCGGGCCAGGGGCGGGGTTGGTTACTTCATTAGCCATCGGCGTGATCCTTTCGCTAGGTACTGCATAACGGTTGAAGATGCGGACTTGATAAACATCCTCAAGCTGCCGCTGCTGCGAAGCGTTGAGGTCGCCGGACGCAGCCAGTGCTTGCGCCCGCTGGATGTAGGCTTGTGGCGTGGCGTGGAAGTGGACAATGCTGGCCTCGACCGCCTTACCGTCCATCACCCGCACGTAGCAGGTCTTGCCATCGTAGTCAAGCATCGGCATATGCTTGCATCCGGCCAGGAACTCGCGGTTGCAGATGGTGCAGGTGCCTCGGTCAAAGCAGAAGCCGAGCGACACATCACTGCTCACCCCGGTCTCCACCTGCCGCGCCACATCGTCGGTGGACTGACCGTTGGGCAAGCGCACACCGAGGGGCATATAGAACTTCACCATCAGCTTCTTGACGGCTTCACCATAGCCGTTGTCCAGCGGCTTGCCGCCCTCGCCCAGCACATCGGCCACCGTTGCGTCGTAGCTGCGCCCCGCCACCATCTGCACCTCATGACCGAGCAACAACGACAGCCCGCGCCCGCCCCCGAAGTTGCTGGCATAGTTGGCAAGCGTCGGCACGCTCATCACCGTGCCAGCCGTATCGGGCCAGTTGTTGGTCACGTCGGCCACGAAGGTGTAGAACTCCCCCGCCTTGAGCGGCCCCCGCGCCCTCGTGCTGTTGATGCGCTCAAGGTCGGCAGCCCCAGCGGTGCCGAGGAAGGCCCGCACCGCTGGGGTCATCGTCACCTGGTCGGCAACGCTGTGGATGTTGGCAGGGACACTGAAGCCCCGCGTGTAGTAGACGGTGCTGTTATCGGCCATCACTTCGCCTCCTCGACCGGCTCAAGCTCACACTGGCAATTGACGTGGGCCAAAGGACTGCTGTGGCCGCTGCTGAACGCCTCCCCTAGCTTGCGCGGCTTGTCGGCTGCGTTGGCAAGGCAGGTAGGGCAGGGGTTGCCGCTGGTCGTCTGCCAGCGTACCAGGCTAACACCGTTCTGCTGGTAGGCGGCGGCGGTGGCTACCTGATGCAAGTTGGCCGCCTCGTTCTGGGCGATCACAGCAGCCCGCACGGTCGCCATTGCCAGCAGCACCTCACGCAAACTGATCCCCTGCTCCTGCTCTGCTTCTGCCATGCGCCAAGTAGCATTGTTGATTAGCTGCGCCCGCTCATTGGCGTAGCTCTCAGCGTCCCAGCTTGCCGCATCCCAGGCACCACCAACACCCTGCGCTGCCTGCCTGCCAAAGTCGTCGTAACTAGCAGGGATGTAGTCAAGCAGCAGGCTGGTCAGCAGCGCAGCCGCCGCCTGTTGATCGCCCTGCGTCGCACCCTGCTGATCAATGGCCCGCTTGCTTGCCAGAGCTTGACGGCTGGCGAGGAAGCGGAAGTAGTGCGCTAGTGCCTGGGTAAGATGATCTTCGAGTGCGTGCGCTGTTTGCGGCTTGCTTGCGTGTAGGGCGCGCGTCTCCAACTGGCGAGTGGCATCTCCCAGAGTAGCTGTCGGGCGGGCTGGCGGGGTAGGCGTAGGGGCAGCGGCGACTGGGCCGCTGCCAGTCATGCGGTAGCTGGCTTCGTCCTGGTCAATCCAACCCTGGTCGCGCATAGCGACCACATTGCCAATCTCCAACTGCTGAGATTGAGCGTCTATCAGGCGGTCAGTAGTCTTCACCGCCTCGAACGTCACCTCGACATGGGTCAGGTGGCCGCGCAAGCGCAAGCCTGTGGTGAGCATAGCGGCCAATACCCCCGCCCCCACTTGCTGCACTGTCTCCATGCCACTGGCGAAGACGCGGTGTTGCTCCTTTGCCATCGTTTCGGTCGCTGCTTCGGAATGACCCATCAGGAAGGGGGGCATCTTGACTGCCATATCTCCACGCCGTTCGTAGAGCCTGATGATCGGCTCTAGCTGCACGCCTGCCCCGCCAGGGATGTTACTGACTGTCACGTTGTCCGTGTGTACTGGCACTTCGTCGGGCTTGAGCTGGTCAAACAAGCTCTTGGCCTCATCCACAAACGCCTGCAAGTAGTCGTGCATCAAGCGTCCAGTGGGGTCGGCTTTGACCTTAGCTGGCGCGGCCTGGATCAGGGCATCACTCTTGACCGACACATCCAGATGACCCCACGCACCGACATGGGCAAAGCGGCGCAAGTCATCTAGGAAGCCGATGTTGTCCAGTGCCTCGTTGATGATAGGCAGGATAGGCGGTTGTCCGTAAGGGTCGTCGGTCGCTGCATCGAAGGGGACGTACCAGACGAGGTTACGGTTGAGCGGCACGTAGTTGGCGAAGGGGGTAGCCTGGTCTGTGGTCTTGGGGGCTATCTGAAACTGGTGCATGGCAAGGCTGCCGTCTGCGGCGGTGCGGAAGTAGATACTCGAGGGGTTGACCGCCACGATATCGGCCACATCACGCAGGTTCTCGGTCGGCACCAACTCGACGCAAGCTGCACCCTGCGTGTAGATGCTACGGAAGATACCACCCACCACCGCTTGGATACCCCCGCCGTAGGGGTTGACGCGGGCAATGATCTCGTCGGCAATCGCTTGCCCTTGCTGGTCACTGTTGCCCGCGTCGTCACGAACCAACACCCGCATCCCGCGCTGCACCGAGCGTAGCACGTTCCAGATGGCTTGCGACACCTCTGGCATAATCGCGGCAAGGATTTGCAGCATCCGCTCTGGGCTACCGGCATAGAGCCAGAGCCGAGAGCGGTCAACCTGCCCCATCGTACTAATAGTACGAGGCACGAAGTAGTTGGTGGTGGCTTGCCCCACCACGTAGCCAGGCTGGGTTTGACGAGTAGCGACCGCGCCAGCAATGGGTCTTTCGACCGCGCCAAGCTGCTTGCCTGCTCGTGTATAACGTTGTGCGCGCCGCTGTACCACTATCGTCTCCTGCTGCCTACGCTAGTCGCACCGAGGATGATCGGCACACCTGTGTAGATGGTCGGCTGCTTGCCTGCGCCAGCCACATACATGGCGGCGTATCTGGTGGCATCCATCGCGTGGTCACTCTCTTTCACTGGCTTCTCGTTGCCGTTGCGGGTGCCGTTCGGGTCAGCATAGTGATACTGCTCGAACTCTGCGAGGGCATTGACGCAGGCGGTGGAGAACTGGATTCCAAAGCTACCAGTGTTCTGCTCCTTGAGGCGGCTGGCAACCTCGCTAATGCCGGGTTGAATGTCGTTGATGGCAGGCCGCGCATCCAGCCCAGCGTTGCGGAACAACTCAATATTCTGTGGCTCTGAGGGGTCGCAGACGAACACAATGCCAGGGTACGCTGCATCCACCTGCTGCGCTCGATGCAGCCAGGTGTCACCCTCACCGTTCAACATGAGGCGGCGGCTGTAGTATTCAGCCAGCCCTGCCATATTGCTGTCACCGTCAACGCCAAAGACCTCTATCACGCCAGGGTTGGTATAACCCCAGTCCACACCTGCCACATATTGCTGGAAGCGGTGCCGCTGCACCCACGCCTCGCCCTGCTTCAGGGTAAAGGTGTGTACCTGACGGTCAAACTCGCGGTAGACGAGGCCCGAAAAGGTAACGAACTTGCCCCCCAGTTCCTGGTCGGCGAAGTCCTCGGTGTAGCTGGCCTTCAGCGTCTCAATATAGCCGAGGCGCAGGTTGCCCCGGTTCTCCTCGGTCGGCATATTGATTAGCTTGTGTTCAGGAGTGGCATTGGTGACGAAGTGCTTGTAAATCCAGTTGCGGCCTTTAGGGGTGGTGGTGATCTGCACAAACGAGGGGGACTTGTCGGCACCCTCGCGTAGCACCCGCACACGACCCAACGTGAGCAGCCACGTTTCCTCGCTGACCAATGCCGCCTCGTCAATCCAAGCCGCATCAAGGTTCGGCCCGCGCAGGCGTTGCGGGTTGGTGGCCGAGCGCAGCCAGATCACCGAGCCAGTGATAAGCTCCATCCTGCCCTTCTGTGTTGAGTAACTCTTGATCACTGCATCAGGTAGCCAGTACCGCAGGCTCTCAAGGGTAGCGATGGTCAGCATATCGTAAGTGGGGGCAACCACCATGATGTTGCGGTTCTTGTAAGTCAGAGCGTACTCAGCGATGGCGAATGCGCCAACGGTGGACTTGCCGCTACCGATCCCGCCCATCAGGGAGCGCATGGGAACATCATCAGGCAGGTTCAAGAATTGCTCCTGCCCGCCGCCATCCTTGTTTGGCACAAAATTGATGTTAACCTCGGTCGCTGCCACTGCCTGCCTCCGCTACGCTGACGCTTGATTTGCCGCTGCCCGCCTGCCCGCGCCCGATGTTGAGGATGAGGGTCTGACCGCCTTGATCGCTACGCTCCATGTTGAGGCCGAGCAGCTTCGCCTTGCGGTCAAGCAACTGGTTGAACTTCTCAACTGCTGAGTGCTGCACCTTATACAAGGGGGTGGTCAACGGTTCGCCGTCTTCATTGTGACGGATGTTGCCCTTGTCGTCGTAGAGGTACATGGTCGGCACGTTGGCGATCTGGTCGTACATCTGACCGAGAGCATCTTCCAGCCGTGCGGCTTCCTTCGCCCGCTCCTGCTCCAGCTGCTCGTTGTTGCGCTGGGCAATCTCGGCCAGCATCGTGCTAACATCCTCGTGGGCGGTAGCGACCGCGACATCAAGGATTTCAGCGATCTCACGGTAGGAGCGACCAGCAAGATGGTAGGAGAGTGCTTTGCGCCGTCGCACTTCAATGCGCGCTGCTTCTTGTTCCAACCTCTTTAGCTTTGCGCTTTTGTACGCCAATGCGTTCACCCATCTATGCTTGCTTGTTCGCCAACTCGTTCCTACGATGCTAGATATATGGAGCGGTATTAACACCATCTGTCACACGCTTTGTACTCATCGCCTGCCAACCTGCAAGCGGCTTGCGTACCCGCTGCCAAATTGCTGCCACCAACAATAATGTGGCACCCCTCGTGTACTGTTTCCTACCAGCGGACTGGGACGACTTTTGGATTGCCGAGCCAGCCCGCCGACAGGAGGAGAGAAGGGTAGGATGATGGCAAACAAAAAGCACCGACGCTGCTGCCGCCCACGAATGGGTAGCTGCAACGCCGGTGCGTTGGTACTAGATGAGTGCTGTGACGATTTCTGCTAGTAAATACGCAGTCCTCTGCCACCACTTACATCATAGCATAAGCTGTGCGCTTTGTCAAGAGGTTACTTATACGCAAGTGGGTCAATCTTCTTTCCTCTCCCTTACCAGCATCGCTATCGTGGCTTGCTCAAGCAGCCAGCCCCCGATCAAGGGGGCTGTCCAGGCAGTGGGGTGGCCGCAGACGCAGATCACGGTGGTAATATGCCCCACGATCAAGGGTTGCAGTCCCAGCCGAGGTCTGAACAGCGGCACGTCAACGCCAGCCGCCGAGATCGTTTCCACCTCGGCTACCCACTGCCCACAGCCACCGTCCTGCGTTCGGCATAGCCACTTCTTCATCGGTCAGCCTGTTCTTTAGCCAAGCTCATCATCGTGGCGGTGATCTCGCGGCCAGCCAGCCAGAGCAGAGCCACGCCAACCGCGCAACCAACGAAGCAAGCGACCAGGATGATGGGTAGCAGCAGGTTGTCTCTTTGCATGATGTACCTTTCTCTCTATACCTTGCTGTACTTGAAGGTCACTACGTCTAGCCCCAGGTCAGCGAAGCGGGCGGCCAGCTCGGTAAGAGCCACACCCCTAGTGCCTGTGGTCGGTTGCGCCAACTCTACACCGAGGGCATCGGCGGCGTACTGATAGCCGCTGGGTACAGCGACGATGTAGCCGACGAGGTGTACTTGTGGTACGGTCAGCCACACTGCCTGCTGCCCCTCTGCACCATGGTTACAGTCCGCTCCGTCGGGACAGACGTGACTAGTAGTTCGTTCGCTCATCTTCTTCCTTCCTTGTTTGCTGCCTGCCACAGATACGCTGCCTGTTCTGGCTTGATGACTTGTGCGGCGCACACACCCCGCCACACCATATCCTTATGACTACCAGCGTAGGCGCGCAGTGCGGCCTTGCGATTAGCGTAGGTGCCGAGTGGGTGATAAATAGCATCTACCTGCTTGTACCTTACCCCAGCCATTAGCCAGGCCGCTGCTGCGAGTAGTCGCACGTCATTCGCCCGACCGCGCTTGCGGTAGAGGTTGCCCAGCGGTACGTCCAGCAGCGCAGCGGCGGCCACTAGGTAACGGAGTGCGTCCTGGTCAATCATGACTGCACCGCCTCATCTTCGGGCCAATCGGTGTAGGGGCCGCGCCCCCCGATGTAGACGGCGTGACCTTCCCACGTTACGCCTGCGTGATGTAGGCGGTTGCGGACAGCCACCACCTCCGCGAGCTTACCATAACTCGGTAGCACGAGCGGGAATAGGCCACTTGCTTGGCCTGCTGTGAAGATTAGGCAGGCCCAGCACAGCAAACCCGCCTCGTCAACACGCCGCCGCCTGCACTGCTCACATAGATGATCGAAGATGGCACGTAGCAAGCGATCCGTGCCCGCGTTCCAGCACTGGTTGCACCAACCAAGCGGGTTCTCTGCCTTGCCTGCCTGCCCGCAGCGGGGACAGGTTGCGTCATGTTCCTGTAGCATCTGCGGCCTCCATCAACCTCCTGCCCCACTCCTCAACCATCACTGCTGTATGACAGTGGAGATCAGGGCAGTAGCAGGCTAGCTTGTCAGCCTCTATCATCACCGCATCGAAGGCAGCAGCGAAAGCCTCGTCTTCGGCCAGTCTGCGACGCAAGTAGACACGGTATGGTTCAAGCGTGTCGCGGGCGGTAACGTGGGTGGAATTGCACTCAGCACAGTGGCGACCAATCGGATGCGGATTACCCAGCCAGCCATATTCCCCCGGCGCAGGGATGTCGCCACCCTTGCCACGTCCACAGTACACCGCGCCCTTCGCGTACCCTGTGCGGCATTGGACTAGCCGCTTACCGCCGTACCAAGTTGGTTTGAGGTGGCTAGGCCGTTCCTCCACCAGTGGTACTTGTATGCCGATAGACTCATTCAACATAGTGACTCCTCCTAGTAGCTCACGATCTCGATGGTCAAAGTAGCCTCACGGATGCCGCGATCTAGGCGGGCGGGTTCGCTAACCAGGCGACGAATTACCTTGCGATTGTCGTCGGGCAGCACGCCTGCCCGCACGATCTGGTCAAGGATCGGTTTAGCTGCCCCCACCTCCGCGTCGGGGTCGAGCCAGTGGGCGAGGGTGGGGTAGGTGTAGGTGTACCTCACCTCCACCGGCGGGGTGAAGTCTACCTGCTTGCCCGCAAGGGCGGCCCTCACCAGCAAGGCGTAATCCTGTTCCTGGACGTACCGCCGATAGTGGTGGGTACGCAGGTTGGTGTTGAGACTGTTCTTTGGTTTTGGCAAGGTAATGATCATGTTGCTCACCATCTCCTTATCGGTTGGCAGGCCAGCGGGGGGGCCGCCCAGCTTTGGTCGGCGGGCAAGTCGTAGAGTTCGGGAGCGTCGTAGTGCCTAATGCTGCCCAACCAGATGAGGGTGGCAAAGTTCGCGCCTGCTTTGCCTGCCCAGTATTCGCCCGTACCCATGATGGCGGGCTTGTACCGCTCGATAGTCGCCCAGCCCTCCACATCAAGCTCAAGGCAAACTACGTGCAACACTTCACACTCAGCCACGATACCGCCGAGCGCATCCTTAATACTCAGCACGTCGCCAGCTGCCAGCACGCCATAGGGCGGCTTCGGCGTGGCGTGCAGGCGGCTGTCCAACCGCTTGACCCCTGCCAGTACCAAACCCAAGTAGGGTTGGATGAAGTTGGCAACATGGCTGCCGTAGATGTGCTGCGGGTTGGTTGGCTTGTGCATGATCATGCCTACAGCACCTCACTGCATCGCTCGGCCAACAGTTGCATCACCGGCGGTGTGACCGCATTGCCAAGCTGGTAAATGCGCTCCTTCTTGTTGCCAGTGATCTGGTAGTCGTCACCGAAAGCCATCGCCCGCTGTATCTCGGCGGGGTCAAGCATCCGAAAATAGCAGTCCTCGACACGCACCGAACCTTCCGGGTGTACTAGTGTGGGGCGGCTGTAGCCCGTCGTCTGCGTCGTCATGGGATCGGTCAGCAGTTGATTGCGGTCGCCTTCGTTGTAACCTGAGAGGAAGGGTGGGCATACCATAGCGAAGGGGGCGACAAAGCCGGTAGTGACGGTGTGTACTGGATCGCTGGGGCCGAAACTAGAGCCGGTGCCGTGAAAGTCGGTGAAGAAAGGTGACGGCGCACTGACCAGGCCGAAGCGTGGTTCTGTCGTCACGGTTGGCAAGGGGTCACTGGCTGGCCGGGTGGCATCATCGCGACTGTAGTAGCTGGCGATCAGTGGCAGGGTGACGAGGGCGTGACGATCCATCGTGGTGATGGTTGCCAGTGGGTCAGTCAAGTTGTGGTTGTTCTGACCATCGGCACTGCCCGCCGAATAGTAGCTGCTGATCATCCCCAGCCGACCTCCTCTGTAGCCGTTGGTGTATAGGGAAGGTTGCGGTTGCACCACGTACTGGTTGTCGCCAGTGGTCAGCGTTGCTAGCGGATCGGCTACGCTGCGGGCCTCGTTCTGGAAGCGAAGCTGGGCGAGGAAGGGTTGCACCAGGCCGTGATGTACCCCGCTAGCGACGACGGTGGATAGAGGCGCAGTCACCGGATGGTTATGATCCGCACCACCCCACATCTCACTAATGATCGGCCAGGGTTGCCCGGCGAACTTCTTTAGCCCGGCTTCAATGCGGCTGATTGTCTTGTCAGCCAGGGGCTTCTTGCGGTCGCCGATGCGCTCGCCCACGTTCGACCAGTCAATGCAGTTGGCAGCCGCGTAGTAATAGGGGCGCACAACTACGCTGCAAGTGGGGCAGCAATAGTCGTATTGCTGGCGGTACTTCCCCCACCGCTTCTGTGGGTTGCGCCAACTTTGCACGCTGTCCACATCATGTCCGCACTTCTGGCAGTAAGCACGTGGGTAGAAGTCCAGGTTAGGCCGCCGCATCCCCTTGCGCCAGAAGATCATGTACATCCGGTCGCGGCTCTGAGGGGTGGGGTGGGCAAACTGGCTGTTGAAGTATACACACTCCCCCTCGTAGCCGAGACCGATGGTCATGGCGTGCCACCAGCTATCCCACAGCGACCAGAGCCGGGCATCGGGTACGTTCTCCACGATGATGAGGTCGTAGTGGTGGTACTCAGCAAAACGCACCACGTCCCACATCGTCGCCCGTGACCGCTCCTCGACCTCGTTGACCATGTTCGCCTTGAACATATCAAGCTGGTTCAGGTTCTTGCGCTTCGCCCCCTTCGCTAGACTGTGGTTGGTGCAGGACGGCGAGGTGATCAGCATTCGGGTGGTGGGGAAGCGGCGCGGGTCGGCGTTCTGCACGTCGGTCAGATAATGTCGGGTATTCGGGAAGTTCTTAGCGTGCGTTTCAATGGCGCGGTCGCTATGATTGACGGCGGCGGTGATCTCCCAGCCTGCATTGCTTGCGCCGACGCTGCTGCCGCCTGCGCCGCAGAACTGATCCAGAGCCGATAGGGTGGTAATACTCATTTGCCTGGCACCTCCAGCCTGAACTGGGTGGCTAGCCCCTGGCGGGTAGAGCGCACGACCCCCACCTGCTCACCTACCACGTTGCCAAACCGCCTGAATATCCCAGCGAAGGCGTGCGGGTGGGGGCCGAGGTAAACGAGAGCGTTGCTGTGCGTCGGCTCGGATGGTTGCCCAACATCACCTGTAAACACGATCCTGCGATCCACAAAGCAGATCGTATAATCCCACAGGCGAGCAAACCAGCGGTTGCCTGGTACGGCGTTGACCAGCAACACGGCCTCGGTGACATTGCCCGCCTCTACCTGTTGGATGAGGTACTGTGACCAGGTGGCCTGATTACTCAAGCCGCTGGTTACGCCGTACGGGGGGTTGAGCCAAACCCGGCCCCACCACCGCTTGCCCAGTCCATCATCAGCTTGGCTGTAGTAATGGGTCGCCCGCACCGTGCGGTTGGCTTCCTCACAGCTAGCGGGATCAAGGTCGATCCCACACATGAGCAGCTTGGCCGCCTCCACGTACGCGGCGGGCGTGTACCACTCGTTGCTGCTGCTGCTTTGCAGGGCATTGCTCATGACAACACCATCCTTAGCTGTTGGCTATTGCAGCTCGGCGACAGCCAAACTACTTCTGTCCTGCGAACCTGATCTGCGGTGTCGACCGCATCGCCAGCGATTACTTGCTCCTTCATGATCCCACCGCCGCCCCGAAGTTGAGCCAGAACCCGCCCGCAGTCGCCTCGGCCAGCCGCCACGATAGGCTTTCGCCGACGGCCTGCCCTGCACCGTCCAGATGGTCACTGCCACCGTGCCGCTGCTCCAAGTCGCCTAGGGTCAGCATCGTGGTGATGAGGGTGGGCAAGCATTGCTCGAAGCGGTGCTTGAGGATCATGAGCAGCTTGCGCTCGACCGGCCCTCCCACTTCGCCGAGGTCATCGATCACGAGCAGCGCGCTGTTATACAGCGGGTCTAGCACTGCTGCCTCGTCGCGGTAGCCAGTGCTGATCAGCCGCTGCTGCAAGCGGTCGGGGCGCACCCATGCGATGCTACCGTTGTTCTCCTCGGCATATCTGCGGGCGATTGCTGCTGCCAAGCGGGTCTTGCCCTCACGAGGCAGACCAGACAGTACCAGCCACCGTCCCTCCCCCTCGTCAATGGCTGCCAGCCACCCCCGCACGCTTGCCATCACGCCTACAGGGTAGAGGTCATCCAGTTCAACGCCGAGGTGAATGAACTGGTAACGAGGTGGTACACCGCCGAGGTCAAGCCGCTGGTTGACCTCGGCGGCGCGGGCAGCGGCGGCATCAAGACCCGCCTTAATCGCAAGGAGGCGACCATCCTCGCAACCACAGTATTCAACGTCATGCAGACCTTTGCCGCCGCACTCCTCGCACAGCCCAGCAGCACGCCGAGCCTGTCGCTGTTCGGCTTGTTCAGCCTGCCTGACGGCCAGGGCTTGGCGCAATCGCTCCAGGCCGGAGAGGGTTGTCCTCGCGGGTGAACTCGGCGTAGCGGCTGACGTAGGGGGTAGCTGCTGCCGCGCCTGCTCCACGCGTGCCTGAGCCTGGGCGATAATTGCGAGTTCCTGAGGATCGAGGCTGCTGCTCATTGCCATTGTTCTGCTCTCCCTTGCTGATCGTCGCTAGCGACGATATCATCCTCGTTTGGCTGGGTGGTACGCCCTCGTGCTGGTCGCGCCAGGTGCGACCCCAGCGTAGTAGCCGAGCGTAGTTGTCGCTGGCAAAGCCTTGCTTATGCCAGCCAAGCAAGATGTTGATCCAGTCTCGCGGCAACCGCTCGTAGCCGTACAGGTCGGCCAGTTCGCTTGCGGTTGCGATCATCTCTGTTGGCAGATCATCTCCCCCACCAGGCTTGCCTGCCTGCCTGTTGGTATTATGATCTATTGATATAGTGTTATAATGAGGGAGTGCCTGTGGCTGCCCATTATTTTGGGCAGTGGACTGTGCAGTGGACTGTGCAGTGGACTGTGCAGTGTCATCCCACTGCCCATTATCTTGGGCAGTGGACTGTGCAGTGTCATCCCACTGCGTGTCACTATGCCCATTATTTTGGGCAGTGGATTGTGCAGTGTTCGTAGGCTTATGCGCAGCCTCTGGCCGCTTGAGTTGGATCAACACCCCACCAGCACCGCCACCCTCGACCAGTGCTTTGCCGTCCTCGGTGGCCGCAAAGAAGGGGTAGGCCAAAGCAAGGTTGATCGCTTGTAGCTCCTCCCAGTAGCGGCCTATAGAGTTACGGTGCTTGCCTGCGTCCGCAGCCTCGGCCATCTGATTGAGCCTGGCCTTGCCTGTGCGGTAGTTGCTGGTCATGTACAGGCGGTTGAGCAACACGAGCGCACCTGGATGCTCGTAGAAGATAGGATCGCCAGCCTCGGCTGGCAGCAGGAAGTACTGTTTCATAAGTCTCTCCTTGCCATGTTTGAGAACCTCATGGTTGCGCCGTCAAAGCACAGTTGTACCTCGCCAGTCGCGCCGTGCCGGTGCTTGGCAACCAGCAGGTTGATCACGTCGGGTTCATCTTCGTTGCGGTAGAGCAGGATCACGCCTGCCGCGTCCTGCTCCAACTGGCCGCTCTGCCTCAGGTCGGCCAGCGTCGGCTTGTGGTCGCCTCGGCCCTCTACTGCCCGGTTGAGCTGCGCAAGGAGCAGGATGGGGATGTCCAGTTCTTTCGCTAGTCGCTTGATCGCCTTGCTGATGGCGGTCACCTCCTCTGTAGCCGAGCGCGAAGGCTGGTCGGCCTCCATGATCTGCACGTAGTCGATCACTAGCATATCAATCGTCCCGATCTCGGCGACCAGCTTGCGGGCCTCCGCGCGTAGCTGGCCGGGGCGCATACTCGATAGATCGGCGATGTGCAGGGGCAGGGAGGCAAGCTCGCCGAAGGCAGTTGCCAGCCGCTCTCCACCCACCACCCTCCCTGTCTCGATATCGTGAGCAGCCAGCCCGCTGGCTTGCGCCAGGAGCCGCAGCATGAGCATCTCGGCACTCATCTCCAGGCTGGCGAACGCTACCCGCTTCCCCCTGCGGGCCACGTCCAGCGCTATGCAGCCTGCCAGGGCGGTCTTGCCCAGCCCAGGCCTCGCCGCGACGATGTACACCTCCTTGCGGCGCAGGCCGTGTAGGATAGCGTCCAGGTCGCAGTAACCCGTCCGCAGGCCGAGGTCTCCCTCATCACCACCAAGGCTCATGCGATCAAAGAGGGTGGACAGCACCGCCCCTGGCTCCTGCCAGATGCTCTCTTTGCTGCTGCCGCCCACCTCGTCCAACAATCGCTGGGCGGAGCTAAGCAACTGCTCCGACGGCTCCCCCGCGTAGCCCAGGCCCGCGATGCGCCCGCCGACAGCAATCAGCCGCCGCAAGGTAGCCAGCTCCGCTACCTGCTTGGCGTAATACTCGACGTGTACGGCCACTGGCACCTCGGCAGGGAGGGCAACCAGGTAGGCCGCCCCTCCCACCTCCTCCAACCGCCCCTTGAGCTTAAGCTCGTGTGCCAGGGTAACGAGATCGCTAGGCTCAATCCTGTCATACAGGTCGAGCATAGCCGCATAAATCCAGGCGTGAGCTTGGTCGTGGAAGTCGGTCGGCTTGAGCAGGGACGCGACTTTGATGATCGCATCCCTGTCGATCAGTAGGCTGCCAAGCACGGCGCGCTCGGCCTCCTGGTTGTGAGGTATTTCCTGTAGATTGTTCATGCCCCCACCAGGGCTTCGATATCGGCGGCAATCGCTATTGTCGGCAAGTAGCCGAGCAGGGCGCGAACGGCCTCGACCAACAGAGCGTGTTGGCCCTTCAGCACGCCATGCGCATGGCGCAGTTTGTCTAGCTCGGCCCGCTGCTCGTCCAGCCCGGCCACTGCCTGGTCGCGCCCGGCCTGGGCGGTTGCCACCGCCCGAACGAGTTGATCCAAAGCCTCCTGGATCGTAAGGCCAGGATTGCCCGCTGGCAGGGTAGGCGGCAGGGTAGGCGGCAGGGTAGGCGGGGGGGCTGGTAGTGGTGGAGGGGCGGATGGTAGTGGTGGAGGGGCGGATGGTAGTGGTGGGGGGGTGGATGGTAGTGGAATGGCGGAGGGCCTCCTATCGAGCAGGTTCCAGATCGTGCCATGGTCGCGGTTGCCAAGCGCGATGCCAATCTCAGACAGACCCACCCCGTAATCCTCCGTCAGGATGCGGGCTATTTCCCGGCGCGCCGCCACCAACGGGGCCGAGCGCGCCTTGCCGACAATCTCTGAAACGGTCAAGTGGTGGCGGGCCGCCACCTCTGCGATGATAGATTGAACACTGTTGGGTGCGCTGGCCCCATCGCCGCCTACGCGTTGCTGGCTAAACATGGTTGGTCTCCCGCCCAGGCTCGCCATCCAGGTGTCCTTGCGGCATCTGGTGGATCGTACGCCCCTCTATCAGTAGCGGCGTTTCGTTTGCGTAGGCGGCGGCTTGCTTGCCGAAGAAGGCTACGCCAGCAGCAGCGCATTGCGCGTAAATGCCCCCTGCCCACTCCACATCCATAGCACGAAAGTTAGGGCCGCTTTCGCCCCCGACTATCACCCAGTCCAGCGACGGTTTTGGTACTACGGCCCATCTGCTCGGTAGGTAATACCACAGGTCAATCGGCCCCAACAGCGGCTCAGCAGAGATGAAGTGGAGAGCGGCTGGTACTTGCAAGAGGAATGGTATGCGCTTGTCGGCTTCTGCCTGCCGCTCGGTCGAGGTGCCAAGCCACACGTTAGGATAGCCAGATGCACCCCAATCAGCGGGTAGGTGGGCGGCAATACGTTCAGGCCGCTTGGTAAGGATTTGGTAAGTGAGGTGTGGCGTGGCCTTGATAATAGCCCACGCCTCATCACGCCATTCGTCGGCCTCTGCCACGAACCAGTCGCTCCAACTGCAAGTAAACACGTACGCTGACTCTGCCCACTTGAGAGGGGCGTTGAACGTCGTCTTGCTGCGCCTAACCACGTTTGGATCGTGGCCGTACCGCTTTTGCTCGGCGAACATATAGCAGTTAACGCAGCCCTGGCTGACTTTATGGCAGCCCATCCAGGGATTCCAGGTTTTGTCGCACCAGCCGATGTTAGTTTTAGTTCCCATCTACATCCCCCTCCTTCGCCACTGCCACCAGGCTAGTAGCTCTTTGTGCAACTCCTGCCGACCCTGGTAGTAAAGCGCGATCCGCTGCTGTGCGGTCTTCTCGTCGCCCGACTGAGCGATGAACACAGCAGGGCGGGCCACGCTAGGAAAAGATAGTTCCACCACCCTGCAAGCCTCAAAGTAGGCGAAGATTGCCGCTTCGCGGCTGTCTGGCCGCCTCACTTCTGACAGCCTGACTCCGCTCTCAGCGTCCATGATGCGCCACTCGGTGCAGCCTACCAGTTGCACACTGGCAAGGATCAGCCGCCTGCTCAGGTAATGCATCGTGCCGTCAAGCCTAAACTGGCTCACCTTTGGCAGTTGCTCTTGTATCCTCATTGCCCTTCCTCCTGCGGCCAACTTGCGCCCATCGCCTCTCGCACCACGTCGAGAGGCACCCCCATGTCGAGGGTTTCACAGGCCAGCTGGTAACCAGCTAGCTTGTTGTTGAGGTCATGCACTACTTGGCTGTAGCCTGATCGCTGTGCATAGTAAACTTGTTCCTCCAGGATAGCACGTTCTACTTCAAACCTTCGCTTGACTTCGTTGGTCTCCACTGTTATACTTCCTATCGTGATATCTGTACTCGGCTCTGGCAAGCTACGAACTTGCCAGAGCTGTTCTTTTAAGCCGATGTTGACAAGCCTGGCTCCACTACCGCCGACCACAAGCTGATCAGCGGCAGCCATTAGAGCTACGCAGTCGTCCATAGTCCAGTCCGGACTTCGCCGCCCGCCAGCGTACTGCATAATCAATATGGCCCGCTCACTTGCTGGCATCCCCGCCAGTCGTTCCCGCAGGTTGACGCGGATCGTACCCAGGGCCGTGCCTTTCAGCCTGCCCCAGTAGTCACTTTTCGCCTTGTCAAAGTTGGCCGTCAAAGCTGGCTGGCTAACTGCCGAAGGCATCGCCACCCAGTCGGGGTCGTCACCAAGAGGCGGTGGGCTGGGTTGTGGTTGGCGGGGGCTAGCACTGCGCCCCACTGGGTTGTCAACCAACCTGTAATCGGTCTTGCTGCCCGCCCCGAAGTCGTGATCGTCGCAGAACTGTGTACCATAGCCCAAGGCGGCCAACGCCCGACCGATAGCCTTCGTCTCGGCCTTCTCCAAATAGTCGCCGAAGTCGCCCTTCGTCTCGCTGCCCAGACCGGTCGCCGACCCGCCACCGGGGATCGCTACCGCTGCCTGGATGAGTGCATAGCCGTCCTTGCGGTCATGTTCCAGTACGCTTGTCACGATGCTGGCATCGGGGTGTTCGGTACGTAGCCAGTACAGCCGCCACTTGACCTCAAGATAGTCTTTGCCCTTCAACTTGATCAAGTACCTGCTTGAGTCAAAGGTTTGTGATTGCTCAGTCATTGCCTTCGTATCCCTTCATGTAATCGCTTGCGCCGCTTGTCAAACGCCCACGCCTTGTCCTCATCGGCTTGGTACTCGTCAAGCAGCCACTTCGCTTCATCTATCTGCCGCGCCATCTGCTTGAGCAGGCTGGCATCCTCAAGGTCGTAGCGGCCACTCTTCCGCAGTCTGTTGCGTAGTTGCTGGCGGTTGATCTCGATCTGGCGCAACTGTTCCTGCGCCTCCTCAAGCCATTCCCGCCGCTCAGTAGTTTCTACCACCTCCATCTACGTCCTCCTGCTCTGCCGCTTCCAGTTCGGCATCCTCGGTCGCCTTCAGTACCCAGTACACCGCGCCCGCCACCACGAACGCCCCCCACACTGCCAGCAGCACGCTATCGCCCTGCCAGTGTCGCCCGCCCGCCACCACCGTCACTGGCAGCAACGCACCTACTACCCCGACCACCCGCCGGGTGCGCTCGTTCATGTTAGTCCGCTGGCGCACGCAGAAGCCGTAGTAGGTAGCGGCGGCGACCATTAGATAGGCGACGACGAGCGGCCAGAAATCCACCATAATTGCTTTTCGCAAACCCCCCTTCGTTTGGTATGATCCTCTTGCACCTTAACAACCTTCATGCGCCAGCGTTTTGCCCACATTGGCGCACTCTCACTACCCTGCGGCTTGCTGGTTCCTCCTTTCGATGCCCCTGATGGGGCCATATGGCCGCCCACTCTAGTGGGCAACGCGCGAATAGCCAGGCGAACACCGCCTGTTGCTGTCCCCCCCTCCACGCCCGTTCTCCAGTCGCTTTGCGTTGCACCGTCTGCACGCTGTCGCGCAGGTAGTCGGCGAGGTCGGCGAACGTCACGTCACGCTCAGCCAGCCGAGCGGCGATTAGAGAAGCGTTGCGGTAGGGTTTGGTCTTCAGCAAGGTTTAGCTCCCTAGCAAGCGATGTAGTTATCGCGTTCCCGCCTGCTCAATTCCGTGTGCGTCTGCACATAACGCAACACACGGGTGCGTGTGTCTAGCAGGTGGCGGCAAGCCTGCCGAAAGGCAAAGCCCGCACAGGTGCAGCTGTACCCTTCCAAAGAGACGGTGTACGTGCCGGTCTTGCCCACGTAGCTGTACGTTCGGTAATCCACCCTGCTCAGTTTGCAGGGTACTTCCTCGCCAACCTTGTACATCGGCAAGTGCTGATGCAACTTGCTATAAAGGTTGTTGCCAGCCCGCTGTACGTCCCCACACCGGCACCGTCGCGTAATGCATTCTTCACGCATCAGGCGGAGGCTAGTTACCTGGCCGCTGGTCAACGTTACCAGTCCGCGCCCGCTGCTCATTCCCTCGCTAGCCGCACTGATCGCTACGCTGATCGGCCCCCCCTCGGGGTCTGCGTGGTTGTCAACCAAAGAGCGGGCGGTCATCATCTCGTCTATGTTCATGGTGATGCAGAAATCGGTCATCGTCTTGCTCCTACGCAAAAGCCCCCGACTGTAGAGAGCTTCGACACTCACTACAATCAGAGGCTTTTGACGGTGTTGGCACACCCCCTTCACGGGGGTGCTACCAGGTCAAGATTCGCTTAGGGCTTGTGCCAGTCCTTGCCCACTGGTCGAAGTCAGTGGTCAGCAGTTGTTATTCGCATCTGCTGACCTCATTATATTACTAAATCGCTAAATATGCAATAGGTTGTTAGCAATTCCGTAGCAACTATAGGCAAAACCTATGCTTTAGCTCTTGAGTAACCGCTAACGTAGAGTCCAGCCTATATCACTTCCGTAATGCGTATTGCAATCGGCTGATTAGCCTGTTATGATCTTAGAAAGGGGGGGAGTATGAGCCTACGCAGTTTGGTTAGTAACCGCATAGGAGACTTGGGTTGGAGTCAAGGGGAACTATCGCAGCGTAGCGATATAGATGTTGCAACCCTGTCAAGGCTACTTAATGGCAAACAGGAACTAGATAAATCCAAGGCTAATCGCTTGGCTACTACTCTTAACCTGCCAGTTGAGAGCATTTTGATAGAAGATGGATGGGATCTAAGAGGCTGCAAGGAATATGCTGCCAGTCTCAACTTTGCTGCCTGGCTCAAGATCAAGTACGGGCCATCCGACGCTGATCGGATAGCCCGTATAATTGAACCCATGTTGGAGGTGGCTATAGACGCTGACCGCGAACGCGGTTATCTGCGTCCCGCCATTGCCGAGGTGGTCGAGTAGATGGATCAGGGGGCATGATTGCACGCGGTCGCCCACTACGGATAACACGCCCCTTGACTAGCTCTAGCATCTGATGAGCTTCCTCTACACAACGTCCGTCCCTGACCGCTGAAGCAAGCCACATCTCTGCCCTGTCAAGTTCATCTGCGTCGAAGTCCATGGTTCTGGCACCCCTCTATAGTACAGTCGTTCGTCATTAGCATAACATACAACGTCCAGGGGTGCAAGGAAGTTGCAGCTTTGTATAAGGTATTGGTAAGGTATTGGTAAGTTACCCCTCAGCAATGCCACCGCCAAACAGACGCAAGGAGGGTAGAGTGAGGACAATCTTGGCCTTGTTGCTTACCGTAATGATGCTAGTTGGTTGTGGTGGCACCGATCAACCAACCCCACAAGCTGTCAGCGCGTCAGTGGTGCCTCCGACTGCCGTTGCTAAACCGTCGCTCACGGATGTGGATTATTGGAGCAGCAAACTGTCACTCCTTGACGGTAAGCAAGCCGATGCTCACTACAAGGACATAACACAAGGTATCATCAACGGATGCAAGGATGCCAACATTGAGCAACTGATCAGCCGTGAGATGGAGACGAAGCAACTGGCAGCAAGTCAGGGCGTGCGCCTGGACTATGCCGACATGACCCAGTACGTGGTCATCTGGATGCGCCAGATTAGCACCGACCAATGCCTGCCTGGGTTGGATGCCATGCTGAAGGAACGTACCAAGAAGTAGCTTATACCATGTCGTCAGTTCGCATCCCCTCACCATTAGCAGTTATGTAAAGCGCAACATCTAGGAGGACAGCAACCCAGCAAGCACAAGATGTAGGGTGGGGCAGGTTTATGGAAGCACATCCCTTTCAAGGAGGAGATCAGGGGTTCGAATCCCCTATGCGCTACCAAGATGTCGCAGCCCCAGCAGCAATGCCGGGGCTTCTTGCTGCCAGCCGTCGTGTGGTAGAATAAGCCAGGGCGCAACCGTGCGCCTGCTGCAAGCTAGAAAGGAGCGCAAGATGTTTGCTTCCCTCATCCGTCACCCAAGCCGGGCTGGACTGCTGCTGGCTCTGCTATTCGCTTTGGCCGCCTGCGATG